GCTAGGTCGGAGAGAGGTTTAACTGTATTTTCTAGGTTAAAGAGGAAAAGGAGGCTGGGGAGCCTCCTTTTTTTATCCTTTAAGTGATTTACGCCACTGGACGTTACAAACGGCAAAGCGTTGTTTGTTGTCTGGGTACTCGTCTACCATTGTGGTGTCACCCATACATCGTTCAACGTACTCCTTTCTTGTTTCGTCTTGCTGTGGATTGGGAATCGGCATTTTCTTCTTCTTCTTTAGAGTTATTATTAGAGTAAGGACATAAATCGTCCCAGTAAATAAAGCGGAATCCGGAGTCTTCAGTCTTCTGTGCCATAGGTAGTGAGCTTACGATAGGCCATCTCGCCGATAAAGGCGGAGATAACCGAATAATACATAGGGAATTCAATGAAGTAGAACACCGCAGCACAACCCCAGAACGTGAAACAGAACACGCAGTTGAAGGGCTTGAAGTTGGCATACCTACCAATCAATTCCATATAAGGCTCAAAAACAAATAGCGAAGCTCCGAGGAGACCTGCCGATATAATTAACAAAATAGTTTCTATCATAATAGCTGTCCTATGTTATCATCCCGTTTAAGTTTCTCTAATTTACGGACCCAGCTTCCATCCTCAAAGTATTCTATGTAGGACTTCTGCTTCTCTCCGTATACGTCTGACCAAGCTAGGGATTTAATCTTGTTCAGCATCGTAGATATAGCCATTGATATTATCAAATTGGCACCGGACTTTCCGGGTTTATAATAGTGCAGGAATTTTTCGCATATGCGCAGTACGGCCTCATCAACTAACGCCTGATGCAGTTCCGCGTATCCTTCAGTCTCAAAGTAGGCGCCTGCAATCTCATTGCAGCGTTCAAGGATAAAGACACCGAGAGGCTCAGTCAGCCTTCCGCTTTCTTTTGCCTTTTGGCACTCTATCTCTATTAACTGCTTGTCGTATTTTATTTTCTTCTTCGGCATTGTCTATAATGCGTATAAGGTCTCCAGTTAAGCCGAAGTTAGTCCATATGTAACTGGGGGACATAGACGTGAGTCTACTGATTCCATACATCGTAACGGGTCTTCCTTTCGTTATAATCTCTTTTACTGCTAGGTATATATCAATCTTTTGATTAACAATAATGTCATCAGTATTCTTGTCTTCCATATGGCCGTATACGATTTTCAAAGCTTGGGTCAATCGCTTTTATCTTGTCCATTAGTTCTTGCTCTGTACGAAGCGCATACTTAAACTCCTCGTAGGTAGAGTCTTTCCCGGTATTGGCGAATAGTACAGCCATCTGGTGCAAGATTTCGTCTATCTGGCTTCTCTTATTGTCGTCATTCATAGTATCTAATTTTTACTTCATAGACTCCTTTTGGTAAATCCGGCTCGTAATGTATGACCAACCTGCGATAATACTTTGGCGAATCATCAGGTACATAGCCTTTCTCAACGAGGGCGTCAGCAACAAACTTGCAACAAAGAATACTATTGTCACAATCGTAGCGGCTGTTGTAAGCAACACGAAGCTCAAAGCGGTCAATGGTAAACGAATCAATATCATCAAGAGCTGCTTTAACCTCCCTTTTGTATCCGTCTGCCAGCTTTTTTCTAACAGTCCAGTGCTTACCAGCATAGAATTTATTGAGGCTTGGAGGTTGACCAAGCCGTAGTATAACTTCTTTTTCATACTTGCTCATATATTTTTCTTGCTTCCTTAATGTTTATGTATCCAACGCACTTCACAATCTTCTCCCTGTCGGAGAAGTGAGAAGTCTTTGGCATCATCCTGTCCTCCCACTCAGGCTCCCGGAGTGCGGATAGATTAAACACAAAAACGCCCGAAGGCGTTGAGTTGATGTAAAATGCTTTTGTTCCGTGGTTCTTAGACCGCTCAATTAGGGCGTCGTACTTTGCTTTCTCTATAAGTAAATCATCATAATGGGTAGCCCTGCACTTTAACTCTATATCAAGTTTGAACTTCTCAGAATAGCAATCATACTTAGAGAACTTGTAGTCTGATTCCTTCAGGTCCGGTAGGTATTTGGACTTGACAAAATCAAACAACTCTTTCTCTTTATTTATCATTCTTATTTTCTTCTATATGCAGAAGCTCACGCTGTAGGTGTGCTATTGCCTTATTAATATCTTGAGCCATTGGATTGCCTGTCTTCTTACCTGCGCGTAGAAGGTAGGTGATGGCAGTGCCAAGGTTGTAGTTGTTCTCTTGGAAGTCCAACACTACGTCAAAGGCTTCAATGCTCTTGTATTTACCAATATAATATTCAGGAGTCGGCATTTGTAAAATCGTTGTAGTTGATAATAAAAACTTTATCGCTGGGTAATTTATAGGTGTCGCGGTTCGTCAGGTAATCCTTCTTGTAGATGCCAACGCTGTGCGCGATGACAAAAGACTTAGTGGCACGGCATACAATCACGTACCAAAAGCTATCTTCCCTTGACCACTCAAGTGGCTGGAAGTCTACCGCGTCAAGGTCAAAATCTTCCCTGCTGTTCCACACGTTTGTGTGGTCCTCTTCAACGTAGAAAAACTCAGCGAACCCATTGCGCTCTGCGACAATGTGGAACCTGAGTTCTTCCGGTTTGTTTTTGATGTCGTACCCGCGAGCAATCAATGCTTCTTTAAACGTGAGTACGGCAAAGTGATTATCCATACTATAAAGATAGTCTAAACAATCTGAACGTCAAAGTGTTCAACTACGACCCTGTTTTGTCGCTGTACGACGAGCCTTCCATTGGACGGGTTAAAGAATATATAATTTGACTCGGACCCTGTGTAGTCGTTGATGTCCACTTTATAATCGTCGTGGTTGATTCTGATTCTGTCATCTGATAATACTTCTGTTTCTTTTACCTTCTCGTAGTTGGACTCAAAGTAGAGGCATATCATATACAGCCAGTTCTTTTTCCATTCTGACACCGTTCTATTCAATCTCGTCGTATTCTCCATCGTCCCAAGGTTCTGCTCTAAAGTTAGTATCTAATTTACGAATCTGCGAATCTTTTAAATCCAGCTGGTCATAGTGCTCTCCGCTGTTTCCGTTT